TGAAAGCAGGAAAGCTAGACCGCAAGATTGTTATTGAGCGCTATACAAGCGGCGTTAAAGATGCGTTTGGTGAAGATACAGCGGGTTCATGGGATACGTTTATTAGTGTTTCAGCCAGTCGAAAAGATGTTTCTGACAGTGAAAAAGTTAGCGCGGGACAAGTTAATGCAGTTCGTATGAGCCGTTTTGTCATTCGGTCTTCTGTTAATTCTCGGTCGGTAACCCCTGTTGATCGCTTATCATATGATAACAAAATTTGGGATATTCACGGCATAAAAGAAACTGGTGAAGGTCGCATGAAATATCTTGAATTAACCGTAATGGCACAAGCTGATTAATGGCCGCTTCGATAAAAATTGAAGGCCTTAAAGAATTAGAAAAATCTTTAATGGCTTTGGATAAGCATACAGGCCGCAAATCCGTTGCGCGTAAGGTTCTCAAAAAAGCTGCACAACCGCTTGCAGATGACATGAACCGCCTTGCGCCAAGCGATCCAACCACAAGCGCGGGTTTGAATACATCATATGTCGTTTCGACAAAACTAAACAAACGCCAAAGACGTGCGGCCAAAAAACATAAATCAGATGTTGAAGTTTACGCCGGAACAAATGATCCAGCGGGCTTGCAGCAAGAATTTGGCAACGTAAACCATGATGCACAACCTCATGTGCGCCCTGCATGGGATAAAGGCAAGAGGCAAGCACTTGATACAATTAAAAACGATTTGGGTGACGAGATTGTGAAATCTGTTGCGCGTCAAGCGAAAAGAAAAGCAAAGGCAGCTAAATAATGGAAGAAGCATTAAGAGCGCTATTGCTGGCAAATTCTGGTGTTACGAATTTAGTTTCGACACGGGTTAACATCGGTCGTAGGCCGCAAGATGTTTCTGACATGCCCGCAATTGTTTTTCAAAAAGTATCAGCCCCGCGTGACTATCATTTTACAGGGGCAACAGACCTTATAGAAAGCCGTTTTCAGTGTAACTGCTACGGTTTGACGTATGGCAGCGCAAAACTCACTGCGCGCGCTCTTATGGCGGCGGTAAACGCATATAGCGGCACTCAATCGGGTGTAGCTATCCAAAGAATCTCAATCGATAGTGAAAGAGATAGCAACGAGACGGAAAGTGGAGCTGATCGCCATCTTTTCAATACTTCAATTGATCTTTTAATTTGGCATGATGAATAAAGGAAAATCACATGACTAACGCAGCAATCGGACACAGCTCCACATTCAAACGCTCAAGCGATGGTACATCAGGCGGCACTATGACAGCATTGGCGGAAGTTATTTCGATCAATGGTGTTAATCTAACCCGCGAAACTGTTGACGTAACGCATTTGACATCAACAAATCGTTATCGTGAATTTATCGGCGCGTTGCGTGACGGTGGAACGGTTACAGTCGGTTTAAACTTTGATGCAGATGGAACGGATTACACTAACGCAGTTTCAGATTTAAACTCTGATACAGCCGGTTATTATGAAATTGCTTTCCCTGATACTTCGGAATGGGGTTTTACAGGTTTTGCAACTGACGTTTCATTGGATACGCCAATGGATGATAAAATGACTGTTGAAATGACTTACAAAGTCACTGGTCAACCAGCGTTTACATCGGCTTAATCATGGCGAATAAACAAAAAGGCGAAGTCGCATTAGGCGAATATACTTTGCGGTATAGCATTAATGCGCTTTGCGAACTTGAAGACGCTTCTGATATGAGCGCCGTGCAGCTTGCAATGTCTCTTAGCGATGAAGAAACGTTTAAAATTAAATCACTGCGTTTGATGGTTTGGGCTGGTTTGATTGATAATCACGAAAATGTTTCAATTAAACAGGCTGGTGAGATCATTTCCGATTTTGGTGTTGCAAAAACTATGGAAGCAATCACCAAGGCTTTTGAGGCTGGCATGCCTGATGCGGAGGATGGCGAAAAGCCCGATGAGGGAAAGATCAAACAGGCCAGTTAGATTGGACTAATCTCCAAATTAACTGGACCTCATCAGGTCGAAGCCTTGATGAATTTTGGGGCTTAACACTTCGTCAAGTTGATATCGTTTTCAAAGGTGCGGCTCAAAAATCAGAACATGATTATGAGTTGGCCTATTATACAGCTTATCATTCAGGCTTATTCTCTCAGTTTAATCAAAACGGCAAGCCGCTAGATTATAAAAAACACTCACCATCTAATAAAAAAGCCGCGCCCGATGTTCAAAATTGGGAGCAGCAAAAATCAATGGCTATGGCTCTAAATGCCGCCTTTGGTGGTACGTTTCACTAAATAAAAGGCTTTACAATGGCAAATGCAATGGTCGGGGCGCTTCGTGTTACCCTGGGCTTAAATAGTGCTGCTTTTTCAAAAGGCATCGATAAGGCCAATAAAAAATCAGAGACTTTCGGCAAGAAAATTGCAAAGTCTATGAAGATGATTGCGGGTGTTAGCGCGGCTGCGGCTGGTGCTATTTCATTAGCTGTTCAAGGCGTTTTACAAGACGCTGATAAGATGGCTAAAGCATCTCGTAAAATTGGCGTTCCAATCGATGAGTTAACCGAGCTTAGACATGCGGCTGAATTGTCGGGTGTTTCATTTGGTGGGCTTGAGAATGGTTTAAAGCGCCTTTCTGCGAATATGCATGACGCTTCTAAAGGTATTGGTGAAGGTGCAAAAGCATTTGACGAGCTAGGCATATCGGTTACTAATTCCGATGGCTCATTGAAATCAGCAAAAGACGTAATGCTTGAACTTTCAGAGCGTTTTGAAAAAATGCCAGACGGGGCGCAAAAAACAGCGCTTGCAATGCGTGTTATGGGTAAATCCGGCGCTGATATGATCCCACTATTAAACGGCGGTTCTCAGGCGCTTGAAGATATGGCGGCGGAGGCCCTAAAACTTGGTTTGGTATTTGACGAGCAGACGGGGCGGCAAGCTGAAGCATTCAACGATAATATCACTCGTCTTCAACGTTCATTTACTGGTCTTGCAAATAAGCTAACCGCTCAAATTTTACCTTCATTACTTGCATTAAGTCAGCGCATGATTGATGGAATTAGCAATAGTGAAGGGCTGTCCACTATGACGGACGCGCTTGCGGCTGGTTTTAATGGCCTTATCCGCGTCATCAATGTTGTGATTGATAATTTCAGCCATTTATATGATTTGTTCAAGCTGTTTGTCGCAGCCAAGACAGTCACATTTATCGTTTCGCTTACTGGCTCATTCTTGACCATGGCTAAAGGGATTCGCGTTGCTGGCCTTGCTATGGCGTTATTTAGCGCTATTCAAAGACGGGGGCTTGCCACGTTTGTAGTGATTGCGGGAATTATTGCAAAGGTTACAGGTTATTATGATGATTTTGCACACACCTTGCGAACTCTTTATGATGAGGCAAAAAAGTTTATCCCTGATGAGTTAGTCGAGGGCGCAGAAGAATTAGCTGGCGAGTTAAAAAATCTTGTAATTGGAACGGAAGACGCTGCCAATTCTTTTAGCACATACATAAATGCAGCGGATCAAGCTGCTAATAGTTTTGGCGAAATTGGTGACAAGGTATCAAGCACAACCGATAAGATAAATACATCGGTTAAAAACGCTAAAAACCCTGTCAAAGAATTAGGAAACGAGCTTAAAAATGCCTTTGAAGGCGCTGAAAGCATGGGGCAAACTTTAGGCGATGTTTTTACAGGTCTTTCAAATAAAACACTGACTTGGAGGGATGCATTAAGCAAGGTGATTTCATCGCTTGGTCAAATGGCCTTGCAATCATTCTCACCCACCACAAGTACAGGCGGTTTCTTTAAAGGCTTGCTAGGTGGTATTTTTGGCGGTTTCCGTGCATCTGGCGGTCCCGTATCGGCTGGTAAAGCTTATATGGTAGGTGAGCAAGGGCCTGAGATGATTGTTCCGGGTGCAAGCGGCACAGTTATCCCTAACCATGCTTTGAGTGCTGCAAATAATAATGGTCAAGTCGGCGGTGCAATCAACGTATCTGTTCACTTAACAAGCGATAGTGAAATGTTTGATGCCAAAGTCGTGCAGATTTCCGGCGCGGTTGCAGGGCAACAAGTCAAGTTATCAAATCAGCGCTTCCAGAGTAGGGCGCAAACGGCAAATGAGCGAGGCGTGTAATGATTAGAACTATCATTGATATACCGCCTTCATTGATGAAGCTTGATGCATCTG